CATTATCTCTTACTCCTTTTATGTGTTAGCAATTTTCTTAGCACTAGCTGATAAATCTTTTTTATGAACTAGAAACTTACTAGATGCTGTGTGGGTTTTGCCAGACATAACTTTGCCTTTAGCATCTTTATGTGTAGCTCCCTTATGTTCTTTTCCATTCTTAAAGTAATGTTTTACACCTTTAGCCATAATTACGCCTTTCCTTTTGTTTTCTTTTTCTTTTTCTTTTCAGATTTTAAAATAGCTTTAAACACACCTTTAGCTGGTGCACCTTTGTCACCTTTTTTCTTCATCTTCTCACCACTACCTGCAGCAATTCTTTTTTTCTTTGCGTTAATGTTAGCGTATAGTCCAGGTGGTTTAGCCATGATAACTCCTTATGTTGCTGGTATTAATTTCTGTGCGTACTCATAGGCTTCTCTATCACCTAAACCTTCTTTGTTTTAGACTTCTTTTTATTTCTTAATTTTGCCAAGTCAGCCTTAGTAATCTTTTTTGGATCACCAGCTAATTTTGCTAACTTCTTTTGCTTTGGGGAATATTTACTAAATGGCATAATTATAGACCTCCATACTGTAATTCATTTGCACCTATTCTTCTTAGTTTATCCATAAGGTCAGGTATATCGTTAGCAGTAAAATCAAAATCACCAGTATCGCCATAAAATCCATTTCCATCACGATATATTTCTACTCCTCGCTCTAAACCACTACCACCAAATATGGCTACCACTCCAGCGTTCTCACCCACTTGTTCAACACTTCCTTCTGGCATATCACCAAGTGGCATAGCTTGTGGTGTTTGAACATCTTTAGGTATATTTGATAAAGCACCTATGCTTTCTGGAGGATTCATCATGATTAATATCCTATTTTAGGTGAGCCATGACCAAGTATTTCATCCATGACACCTCGCATGTCACCACCATCTACTTTAATGACCTTAACATTTTCTTGCATTTCTTCCATTTCTTCTTCTTCCTCTGGCATAACCATTTCTTGATGACATAGTAATAAGAAGTTTACCACTTGCTCATCAGTCATTTCTAAACCTTCTGAGTCATGTGCAAATCCCATTTTCTCCATGAATAGTGCTGCATTATCTTTCATATTGCCTATTGTGATTTCAGCCATAATTGTCTCCTTTTAAATATTTGACCAAGAACATAGCAAGCTCCTTCGCCAATCGTCTTAGTTATTTTAATAAGTGTGCTGTTCTTTCCTACCTTACCTTTAGATAGATCATAAGCCATTTGATTTGCCCATGTTAATGCTATAGGTTTTGCAACCTTATAAACAATTCCTTTTTTTCTTAACTTTGTAGCTACATATTTTCCCCATAGCTCATAACCACGATAAGTAGCTGGATCAACTTGCTTGCCATATATCTGATCATATTTATATATAGATTTTTTCATGTCACCCATTTCATAAAGTGCTGTGCATATATATGTACTGCCACTTGAACCACCACCAGAACCTTGTTCATCAGAAGAATAACTTGTGCCTGTTGGACCAGAAGTTGCTGTATCTTGCCCTGCTGTTGCTGAAGATGATGATGAACCTGTACCTGCACCACTTTCATCACCCATACCAGCTACACCAGCTGCAGAGCCACCTATCCCTGTTGATGCACCTGTACTGTTGGGATCATCTGTATTTACACCCTCTGCTTTACCGAACCCAAACATATTTCCTACACTTCCTTTATAGCCAGCTTTACTACCTACACCTAAACCTACAGTATCAACACCTCTACCTATTCCTGTTTGAGTGTCTAACCCTATATTTGCTGCTTCTCTTGATGAATATGTATTAGGGTTTGTACTAAAACCAAATTGATCAACATCAGTTATCCCAAAGTCCATACCAATTCCAGATAATGAAGATGGATTGCTTCTATCTACACCTGCACCATAACCACTACCTGTTATGCCTATGCCATAGGCATTACTTAATTCATCACGACCTACTCTACCACTTTTATCTGTGTCCATTAAATTTGCTAATGTTTGTGTAGGTCTCCCCATACTTAACAATGATTGTGCAACATTTACTGGACCATAGCTTTTATTCATTCCTTTTTGTGCTGCTCTATCATTTTGTATGTTTCCTAAACCCTTTGCTAAACCTGCAAAACTAAGCCCAGTTGATATAGCTGTAGGAACTGCATTACTTATCGCTGCACCTATCCCTTTGCCAGAAAGGTTCCCCATTATACCTTGATTTGTATCTAAACTTAATGCTTCTGTATTTAAACCAGACCTTTCACTTGAAGAAAGACCTCCTAATCCACCAAAGTTTTCATTAGTTGCCATACTTACCTCTATGTATTAATTGGTTTATTCATTGGGTTGCCAAAAGGACTGCTTGTTGTATCTGCACCATATGGGTCTCTAGCCATAGTTGGTCTTTGCTGTGGTGGCTGTGGTAATGCACCCATTTTAGGATTATTTGGTATCGCTGGGTTTACACCACCTTGAGGTGAACCACCAGTTCTGCTTCTAATGTCTGCTACTTTATTTTGTAGATACATAGCCATATCATTCTGGTTCATAGTTTCTGGATTACCAGTTTGTGGATTTGTCATTGATGGATTGCCATCAGGGGAGGAAGGTTTAGGCAATCCACCAAACTCTGCTGGATTTACTGCTGTCGCTGGTATTGTCGCTCCAACTTTAGCACTTGCCATAATATCAATTATCATATCTTCAGGAATACCTCTTTCAAGTAATTCTGTAAAAACTCTTTTTTCTTCTTCAGACATCATAGGCATATCAGACATTGAATCTAAACCCATGTTTTGCTCTGCTGGTATAGCTTCCTCTGACATTCCACCTTGTAGCATTTGCATTTCTTTATCTGACATTGAACCACCTGCTATTTCAGCCATTTTTAATAATCTCCTGTTGTAGCTTTAAATTATTCTTTTCACGTTCCATTTGCAATTCTAATTCTAACTTTTGTACTTTGCCTTGTAAATCAGCTTGTAACTTGGCTTGGTCAATATCCATTTTCTGTTTTGCTTCTGCTTCTTTAATATCCATGTTAAGTTTTGCTTTTGCCATGTCAGCTTGTATTTGTGCATCAGTTCTCGCTTTGAGTGCTTGTGCCTCAAGCTGTGCTAGTTGCTGTGCATATTGTAATGGATTCTGTTGTTGTTGCCCTTGCATTGCCATTAATGGTTTAATAGCTTCCATCTGTGGTGCTTTCGCTACTACTTCTGCTGCCCTTTGACTTATCATCATATCTAATTCTGGATCAATGTCCTCAAACTTAAATTTAGGATTACGCAGATCAGGCATATTAGGAAGTGTCATATTAATACTTGCTTGCATTCTTTGACGATATAACAAGGCAATATGCTCTGCTATATGTGCAATTAATACTGGTGTTAATCCTTGAGCACCTTTATTTCCACCTAATGATGGGTCTTGTATAAATTGCATATGTACAGCAATATGACTTTCATGATCTTGCTCAGGAAATGCTCTTATAGGTTTACCATACATAACAGACATATTTTCATCTATGGGATCAAGTCTTGCTGCTTCTTCCGGTTTCTTTAAAATTTCATCTATGTTGTTAATTCTTATAGCTTCATACATTCTTTTATGAGCTTCATACATATCATGTAATTGTGGAGATGCCTGACTCATTTGTAAAATGGCTTGGGCTTGAGCAATCCTTTGTGCTGTACTAAATATGTTTGGGTCACTTACTGGTATAATGTCTATTCTATCATCAAAATCTTTTGCATATATAATTCTACTTGCACCTGCTGATGCAAACTTAATTTCTTCTGGTAAATAAACTGCATTTAATTTTGCTAATAATTTAAATTCTTGACCTTGTGCATGGTGTAATCTTTTATGTATTGCACTAAATGCCTTACTGCCCTGCTCTATTAAAGCAACTGTACTTCCAACTGGTGCATTAGGATTTACATCACCAACATTTAAATCTGCTGTACTTGCGAATCGTCTACCAGCATCTGTAATTGCAGTCATTAATTGAAACAATGTGCCTGATGGTTCTTTAAATGGTA